ACTTGTCCATCTGCTCCGATGTATAGCCTGAATTGTTCCCAATGATGCGCATGGAAACACCAAGCGTTTCGTATCGCGCGGCGAGTTGAGTTGCCTCAACCGCGTAATCAATCGTGATGGATTTTAGCTTTAGAAGCGCTCCTTCAATCGCGCTGGCTGCAACAACTCCAGCGGCCATTGAGGATGCCATCCTGCCGAACGACAGGGATGATTCGTCAACCTTCTTTGAGACATTTTCAGTCTCACTTCCGAATGACTTTAGTTTGTTCTCTACGTCTTTTACAGATGCGCCTGTGGCGGATACGCCTTCAGCCGTAAATTTTATTCCGACAGTCTCATCGCTATTCGTTGCCATGCTTCGCTTTCTCGGCGTTGGCTATCTTGATGAATTCCATCAGCTTCGCTGGCTGATCTGCCCAGCCGCCAGCGTTCGGCAAGAAACCATTGTTGTAGTGTTTGGCGGCGCTGAACACAACTTGCATTTCTTTGTACCACTGGACTGGACATATTGTTACGTATCCATCCACCCACTCAACAACACTATTGCACGGAATACTCTTGGGGCATTTGGTGCAGTGCCTGCCAATGAACCACGCGGCGGATGCCGCCCCTACTTTTTTAACTCTTCGGAGTCCGGGAAGGCTGCGTCATAGACCATTCGGCCAATGTTAATCATCGCCTTCAATGTGTCGTGATCGGAAATATCGGCTTTTACCGCAAGATCGGACGGCGTGTATGACACACCGCCGATTTCGACACTCTCAATGCAGTTGCGGAGAATGTAACCTGTGCGCTTGATTAGCCCGTCCAACCCAACAGCGCGAGCCTTTCCATCAACAACATCGAATGTCATTGCGGTGATTGTCGCCTGCATCACAGTGTCAATCACTTTTAAGCCGAGCTTAATGCCATCCTCTTCAACGGTCTGAACCTCTCCTTTGAGCAACTTCATTTTGTTTTAACTCCTTTTAAGTAAATGCGATGGTGAATTGGTCGTCGCTCGTGGACTCATAGAGGCCAAGAGTAAGGTCTTTCAGGATGCGCTCCGCTCTCTCGCCCAGAACAACATCCTTGCGGCGAGCGGACGGCGCTGTGATGGTCAGGATGTTGCCGGGTGTTGCACCAAACGTTGCGGAGAACGACATGTCAGTTCCTGCGGTAAGAGCAGTCCACTCCGCGACCGTGTTGACGCTGTCTTTCGAGAACGTCATTGTCGGGTTGCGGTCTTTCACCACAAAGCTGTTTTCGCCTGTCACGTAGTGATTCTGCACATCATTCCCGATGTCAAGCCCAAACTTGCCGACCTTGATTACCGCGCCGTCGTTGAACACGGATGCACTTGTCATCACAAGAGGTTGTGTGCTGTCATACACAGCGCCAGCCGGGTCGCTTACCGGCGTTGGAACAGCATAAGCGGATTGGAATGTACCGCTCGCCGATACAACGCCGTCAATGCTCGAATCAATCTTGAGAGTTCCAACGGCTCCAACAAACTTCCAAAGCAACCCGTCGTCGTAAGCATAGATCGTGCACGACTTCTCGCTTGCAACAGCCGTTGACGGCTTGTACGAAACGGATGTGCTCGCAACGATTGTCTCCGCCAAGCGGGATGCCTGATACAACGGGGAAGCCTCCGGCGCAGTTCCTGCCGCGCCCTGCCCGCGCATCTCGAACTGAATCTCGATGCTGACTGTTTCTTTGCCAATTTGATGAGGCAAAGAACCCATCGTTTGCTTTTGCACCTTGCGCTCAAGAATCGTCGTGTTCTTTTTGATCTTGAACGACTTGACGCGAACGGCATCTGTCCCGACCACCGGCACTGCATCAGTGCCCTTTGTTATCTCGGTTTTTGCAAGCAATAGCCGATTGTAAATAGTAGCCATGTCACTCACCTCTCATCGTTGGTTTTGTGCCGACAGACTCACCCTGCTTTTTGGTTGTCGCCGGAACTGGAATTTGCTCGGGTGCTGCTGGTTTGCTGGTTGCCATTTTACATGCCCTCCGTGTACTGCCCCTCGTAGAAAATCCTGATTGGTCTGATGAACTTTGCAATATCATCATCCCCTGTCAAATCTTTGTCAACCTCGCCTTGAATTGTAGCATGGGCAACCAGTCCGCCAAGTGTTGCATCTGTTGCAATAGCCTTTTTGATTGCCAAATCCACCGCATTCATCGACTCGGACATGGAGGTTCTGCTCCGCACCCATACGCTCAACTTCGCAGTGAAATAGATGTCCGCAAGCCCGCCTGTCTTGTATTCGATTGTTTCAGTGCTTCCATCCTCAATCTGGATTGCAGGATACGCATTCTCGTACAAAAGATGCATGCGGATAGAGCGCTTCACCAACCCGATGTTCAGCGTGTAGCCATTGGCTGTCGTGATTGTCTGGAGTCGCGTCACCAATGCGTCAAGGACTTGCTCTCTGGTTGTCATTGGCTATGTGGGCGCAACAGCCCAATCCCTTTCTGTTAGGATTTCCACCGGGATGATTGCAACAGCCTGCGCGCCAAGCGAGCCTTCGTCTGTTTCGATTATTCCGTTGACCCGCGCATACCGAACAAGACCGCCAAGAGTCTGGACTCCAGCGCTTGCAGAAGGTTCGAGTTTTGCGGTGATGGCGTCGATTATCGGGTTGAGCGCCTTTGTGGCAACCTCGTCTATTCCTTCTCCGACGTTGACGTACACAACCAAGTCAAGAGACATCAGCCAGCGGGATGGTGCTCCGTCCTTTTGTTGGCACGTCTCTGTTTTCTGCACCTGAAAAAATGCGGGCTGTGACTCCGGCGGCACTTCTTGCCACAACTTGAGCCTGCGACCCTTTGTTTTGAAGTTCGTAGCCGACGACAGGAGCGAAAACAATGCGGCATATATTGGCTCTCTGGTCACTTACTTCTCCTTTACCGCGCTCATCATTCTTTGTCTTGCCGAACTCGCCATTTCGCGCAATGTTGAGCGCAAGAACGAACGCTCCGGGAAATTTGCCATTCTTTGATGCTGTCTAACCAGAATCACTCCGGTTGACTTGCCGAGCTTCCCGGTCTGCCGAACCTTTGTCACACTTCGGCCAAACTTGTTTGTGTAGCTGTATGTCGCCTTGTCGATCTGCGCTTTTGAGCGCCTGACGTGCTGACCTATGGTTACGATACCCCTGAATCCATACTCATGGATTCTCCCGTATTTTATTCTCGTTCCAACAGAGCCGACAACGGAATCATCCGTGACAACTATTTCACTGGCTATGCTGTTGCGCAATACGCCTGTGCGGACGTGCAGGACGCTACCGGATAGCTTCTGTTTGACTTTCGCCTGCGCCTCAAGGGTGAGTGCCCATATCTCTCTTTTGATGCGCTCACGGAGCTTGGCAAACCGCATCGAAAGATGGTCTGCCGCCTCTTTTGCCCCGGTGATTTTGACATGCATCAGAAAACTCGCTTGTAGCGCTTGAGGTTGGCTTGTGTGTCTGCGGTCAAATCGCTTTGAGAGAAAGAGGTTTGCTGCCCGGCCATGCCTTCGCTTGTAAGACCTATGCGCGCCCTGTCCTTGTATTTCTTTGCGCAATACTCGATTGCGGCCTGCTCGATGTCTTCCGGGATTGCTTCATAACCGGCTGTGTACGACACCTCAACATTCCGCACACCTTCGGAAAATACCCCAACGTTTGAGCCGGGCAACAGATAGATGTGCCGATCATCGAATGCGTACCCGTTCAACAACCCATCAACAGACGCAGGCACGACTATTCCGCTCACCTTTAGGCTTGAGATTGCCGTAATCGGCCATTCTCGCGGCATGATTCTGGTGCGTCCATTGCCGTTGATTCGCTCGCCAGATATGTTTGCCTGCTTTATTTCTCTGGACAGGTAGGTTAGGACGTACTGACTCGCCCGAGTGACCAAGTCGGCCAAAAGCACGTCGCTGTTCGCGTCCGTAATGTTCGCCCAACTCTTCACCTTTGCTACGGTGGTCAAATCCTTTGCGGCCATACGCCCTCCCGGATATTACTTGGCAGCTTCCTGCGCGGCAACGAGCACGTTCTTTGCTGCCGCCTCGGCCAATTCCATCTCTTCAAGATATGCGTCGGCATCAGCGGATGCGGCAACAGCCGCATCTTTGTCCGCATGCTTCGCCTTGTTGGCCGTGTCCTTTGCAAGTCTTGCAGCTTTGATAGCGTCTTCAAGCATTGATACTGCGGCTGCATGCTCGGACTTTGCTTGCGAGAGAATTTCTTGCGGACTTGCTTTGTACTCCATGAAGCCGAACGACTTGGCTTGGTCGATGAATTGGGCTGGAATTGTTGCAATCCCACGTTTGTCCGCCTCAATCGGCATTCCGCCAATGGTCATTCCGCCAAAATCTTTTGGTGCAACCATTTTTACCTTGCTCACGTTAATCTCCTTTTTGTTTGCAGAGCGGGGCGGGATTGCTCCCGCCCCTCTTTGGCATCACCAAGCTACAGGTGATTCATCGCAGTTATTGCGCGATGTTTGTGATGAT